TGAGCTTTCTCACACTTACCCTGCCAGCCTTTGGCAAAGCTTTCGAGCAATGCTTAGAGGCTGGTGTCGTGTCCGCATCATGCTTTCCAGGATTCCGGAAACATGGAGCAATCCCTGTTTTCTTGCAAGGTATGCTCGGACAGGTGTTCGATCGAGAGACGGGGTTATTACTAAGGGACTCGTCAGTCCCAGTTTTCGTGTACGCTATAAGGCAGCTTTGCCTTGCGTATAAGAAATTGGAATTGCCCTGTACTTTCGCGAGAAAGGCTAAGGCAATTGATGAGTTCCTCCAAGTCGAGCAAGACCTCTCTACGTTTTCACTACCCTCCGGGCAATTCAGCCTTCTGGCTGGCTTGTTGTGGGGTCGCATGTTACGCGATATACGCGTTGACATGTTGGTTCCACGGCATGGTCCCGGTGCCACCGCAGAACGTATTTCCGGTAACCGGAAATATGTTTGGGTAACGTGGCATGAACGGCTCGAGCGTGTCTTCCCATTCTTAGCTAACGCCTTACCAGCGTCGGCGGCATTGGAGGATGAGTTTGAGAATGTGACGTTCCTGCCTGAAGAGCAAGAACCGCCTTCGCGGTTGGTTCTTGTTCCAAAGACGTTGAAGTCCCCACGTACCATCGCTGTTGAGCCTGTATGCATGCAATATGCACAGCAGGCCGTTTCTCAATCCTTGGTAAAAGCGATTGAGGAATACTGCGTGACGAAGGGTCAGGTGAATTTCACTGATCAGTCGATCAATCAGCAGTACGCGCTGAGTGCGTCCGAAACAGGTGAATGGGCAACCATTGATCTGTCCAGCGCTAGTGACCGTGTTCCACGTTCGCTGGCTCTTGCGATGTTCGATTGGGTCCCGGACCTCCGGGACCTGATCGACGCGTGTAGGACAAGAAGCATCAAACTCCCGGATGGGAGGGTAACACCTCTCAATAAGTTTGCTTCTATGGGTAATGCCCTCTGCTTCCCTATCGAGGCTATGTACTTCTATACTATATGTATAGAGGCCTTGATTGTGGCGCAGGGAATGACCCCAAGCTGGTCTTCGATACTCGCGTGTCGAAGCCAATGCTTCGTCTACGGTGATGACATCATCGTACCGACGAAGTATGTGGGAGCGGTCCTCGATAACCTTGCTAAGTACAACTGCAAGGTAAATCGCGACAAGACTTTCGTTTCCGGAAGGTTTCGAGAGTCTTGTGGCCTAGACGCATACGCTGGAGAGAGGGTTACCCCCCTCTATTTCAGACGAGTGCGACCGAGGAGCCGGAAGAATGTTCAGGAAGTTGCATCTTGGGTGGCTACCGCAAACCAAGCTTACGAGCGAGGTTTTTGGCGGCTCGCCAGTCACATGTTCGATGTGGCTGAACGTCTCCTTGGGGTTCTTCCCTACGGAGCTCAGGATTATCCTGGACTATGTAGAGTATCTTTCCTTGGGTACCGTTCCATTGAAAGGTGGGATTCGGACCTCCACAGATTCCTCTCCGAGGGATTTGTGGTTGACCCAGTCGAGTGCAGTGACAATCTCGACGGATACTCAGCTCTGCAGTTCTGCTTACTTCACCTAGAGAATAGGCGGAGGAGCGGTTCTGTTTTGCCTTTCAACGTTGATGGGATCCCGAGAGGGTTACCATCTGCGTCACTAGAGCACTCTTCGCTGCGCGGCGCAGCCACACTAAAACGCCGCTGGAATCCCGCTTAAGTGCGGGAGGGCGCCGGTAATCCCGGCG